CATATATCTGACTAGGTGTATTAGTTTCAAAAACAAAATCTCCTACAGCTAAATTACTTTGTTGGTCAGTTGTTAAAGCTGACATAAAACCTGTGTTGTTTGTAGAACATTGTCTAAGCTCCCAATAATAAGGTGATGTTGGTGGATCAGGAGTTGTTGGACACCCTGTTGCACTTAAACTTACTACTGAAACAATGCCTCCAGTATATTGGCTTGGATCTGATGTTTGTCCATACACAATGTAAACTACTCCATCTGGTCCTTGAACTCTAGAACCATTTACTGCATCTTCTGTCATACCAGTTAATTCAGCAGTAGTCTGTTCTGAAACAAAACCTCCTTGAGATGTTGTACATTTATATAGTAACCAATAAAATGTAGTTGGTGTAACTGGTGCTGATGGACAACCATTACTACCTAAATCAACTAATGCAGCTACAATACCATTTGTGTTAGTAGTAGTTCCTATAACTGTATATATAAATCCATTTGCATCTTGCACCCTTGAACCAGTTTGACCATTAGCATCAATGTCTAAATCAATTTGGTCTGTAGTTTCAGGTGATACAAACCCAGTCTGATTATTAGAACACAATTTTAGAGAATATCTAATTGGATCAGGTGTACCTCCACCTCCTGAAGGACATGTACAAGTAGATAAAGCTCCTATATTAATTGAACCAGTTGTATTACTTGTTGCTGCTACATAATAACATGTACCACTATATGTTCTTTCAGTTCCTGCTAAATTAGATAAATTAGAAAACCCATAATGTTGTATTGAGCTTGTGTTAGAACAAGAGTTTAAAGTATAGTAATAAACTGGACATGTACAAGTAGTTAAACTACTTACATCTATAGTTCCAGTATTTGTTGTTGATGCAATGTTGTAACATGTATTATTGTATGTTCTGCTCCCACTAAGTCCTGATGTACCACTAAAACCATATAAAACAGTTCCAGTACCATCACATCTTGTTAAACTATAATAATATGTTGTTGGACCTTGTGTACAATTATATACTTTAGGACTAAAAGCTGATACAGTTTTTGCTGACACTACAGTTGGCTGTCCTGATGTATTATTTACAATAGTTGAAGTTGTTGTATTACTATTAATAATCACATATGCAACATTATTAGAATCTTCTACTTTTTCTGTTATAGCATATGTAGGACTTGTTACTGCTGTTGATGTTCTAAAAGTACTCTCATTATCTGAACACCTCTTTAAACCATAATATAATGTAGGAGGAGTAGTTGATTCAGGACATCCTGAGAATCCAGTATCACTAACTGTTTTTGCTGTGTAAGTTCCTGCTCCTATATTTCCTTTAACAATATAAAAGTTTCCACCTTCTGTTAGCCTTCTATTATTTACAAAATTAAAAGTGTCTATTGTAGAAGATGATTCATAAAAAGTTCCTAAGTTGGCACAATCCTCAAAGTAAAGCACATTAGTTTCAGGAGTTCCATCAGGCTGAGTTGTATCACCACCTCCAGTATCAGGATTTAGGCTAGGTGCAACATCTACTGTTTCATTTAATAACTGCATTTGGCTTTCACCACTTAACAGATTTGTTGTTATGCTGTTTATTTTATATGACTCATTATTTATAGTAACACTATCTGCTAAACTATAATTTAAAATGAACTTTTTTGGCAGTCTTGCATTAAGTCTTGTTAATCTTTTAGATCTATTGAATACTGATTGAATATAAAACCTATGATATTTTAAAAATAATGTTTCATCAAAAGCAGTACTATTAGTAAACTCATTTAACTCTAAATTAAAATGTATGTTTTCTTTGTTTACTTCAGGTTGAATACTTACTGAATTGCTTGGCATCCAAAATTCACCAAAGTCATTTATTCCACCAGTTCCAGTTTTCTGTTCTAAAAATCTTATATCATTAGCTGATTGTTGAAATATTGGAATAAACAAAACTGCATCTTTAAAGTAAGGTTCTCCATTTTCATTAGCCATCCATCCTACTTGTACTTCTGTTTCATTACTACCATTTAGTAGTTTTTCATATTTTAAATGTGCAAATGGCAGCTCTACATTAAAAATCTTGTTATTACTATCTAGTAATTCACTATTGTTGTATTTCAATGAACCCCAATCTGATCCACTTAGCTGACTGTGTTGTTTTGCTAACCTTGTATCTGTGTCTTTATATTTAAAAATAATTTCTTCATATGGCAATGCCTTATCTATTTCAGTAGAACTTGGATCAACAAATTCTGTAATATCTCTAATAGAACCTGAATTGTAAAACTCCTCTAAAGTTTTTACATGTATAATTCCATCCTTTTCAAAAGCTGTTAGATTAAACATTTTAAACAATCCACTAATAAAATCTATTGTTTTTAAAGATGGCAGATGGTCTTTTATTATAAATTCTTTTTCAAGAGGTATAATTACATTTGTAAGTTGATGGCTAGAGCTGTTACCACTTGAATCAGTTGCTTGAAATGTAAAATTAGATAATTGAAAAGCTGTAGTAGTTTCAATTTCTATTGTATAACCTGCTGATGTATTATACATGAACACAGTAAATGAGCCAGTTGTATTAGTTCCTCCAGTAAAGTTTTGTGAAAATACTTCTGATGTTCCACCCCTTCTTACTCTAATTGTAAAATCAGGATATGCTGCTGTAGCTTGGAAACTAAACACACCTCTTATAAAATCTCTTTCAGGTAACCCAAAAATGTAAATTGCATTGAATGTAACTGCTAGTTTATTATTTAATGCTTGTGCTGTGCTAAACCCTGATACTTGTTTTAGAGCTGTTCCCATATCTTCAAACTGTCTACCCTCTGTGTTTTGACAAAGCATATATAGTTTTTTATAAGCCTCTGGACCATTTGTTAAACTAAAGAAATCATCACTAAATCTAATTGATGTATATTGATTTTGTATTGCTCTTACAATTAAGTGAACTGGAATAGCATAAGTTAAATCTTCAAAATACACCCCATGTACATCTGCAGCAGTTTCTGATCCTGCATTGGTTGGTGCTAAGTTTCCTCCTAGCTCTAAATTCTCTGAACCATCTGCATTCTGATATGGAACTGTTATACCTCCATCCATATACAATCTAGCTGAGTTAGATATTAAAGGACAGATAACTGGTTTGTAATAAGTTACATTAGTTCCTAAATCATCTACTGTAACACCAGTTTCATTATCAGGATTTACTGTTCCTCCAGTTCCAAAAGGATTAGTTAAAAGATTTAATACTTGTGATGCACTATATGTAGTGTTAAAATTATCTAGCCAGTTTAATGAGTTAATCTCATCTTCTCTTAATGTGTCTTTTAGTGTTACTGTGTTTCCAAAAAAGGTAACCTTGTATGATTTAGGTTGATTGTTTTCTATTGATACTCCTTCTAATCTTAAAAGTCCTTCTTTAAATGGTATTGTATTTAACTCTATTCTAGCAGGAACTTTCTTTCTAGCATCAAATGATGTACCAGTTGCTAAATTAAATCTATAATAATGTTTGAATATTTTGTTGTTTTCTTTTGATGCAGGTAAGTTAAAAGGCTTTGAGAAGTCTGTAAACACTTTAGAAACATCCCTAACATCTTGAATTGTTTGATTAAGGCTTAGGCTTTCATCTTCAAATATTTCTACTCTCTGATTATTAATGTATAATTCATATCCACTCATTATCTCACATTGTTTAAGATGTCATATGCAAATTCAAAATCTAAACTATAATTGACAAGTTTATTGTTTATTTGTGTTTTCTTTTCTAAAGAATTAGTAACAACATTTATAGGAGAAACTGCTGTCCCTATTTGCACCCAAACTAATTCAGATAGCATTATTTGTTTTACAGGTTCAAATTGTCCCTCATCTACATAACCAGTATTCATTCTGATTGTTTCAGATCCTTGTTTGTTGTATTGTAATTTTTGATGATCTAAAGGTGAATATGTTGAGCCTGAAATTATAGTTGATTTGTAACTCTTTTGATTTGTACTTAAAGACTGAACATTCTTCTTATTAAAATAATACTCTTGTAAAGCTCCAAACTTATTTAAGAATATAACTTTTAAAATATTGTAAACTGGTTCACATATCCTTCTAACAGTTATTGGAAGTCCTGCTATTGTCTGAGTTCCTCCATCTGCTAATGTATCAGGAATTGTTGTATAAGTTACACCATTAGATGATTCTGATGGGACATATGCAGCTCCAGTTTCAGGAAGATACATTGTAGTGTTTGATTGTAATAGTTGTCCTGCAACTAATTGCTTATTAGAACCTTCATTAAATTCACTATAAGCATCAAATCCATATATATTATGTTCAACTAATTGACTAGAACTTTCTGCTGCAATAGCTCTTTGTTCTTTAGTTCCAGTAAAAAAGTTAATATCAATTTCTGCTGTAATCACTAGACTGTTTTTTGTAGTTGTGCTATATGGAAATACACCATCCCATGTAACATCTAAATAGTCTTTTATCAATTCTGATACCTCAAAGACTACATTGTTAGAGTTTGTGTTTTTTGAAATAACATATTGATTAACACTATTTATTTTAATTGAAAGGTCTGCTGAACCTGATGCTGATGATGATGTTTCATTTAAGAAAAAAGGTGATCTAAGTCTTACTAAGTAATTTGCCATGTTATTTAATTTGTGTTGTTTGATCTAAAAATGATTCTACATCTAATGCATAGGCATCTATAAATTCTTTAGGTAGTTTTTTGTAAGCTGATTCAAATGCATCACTAAACCAGTATGATGGTTTTTTACCAAACCAAAATATAGACCTAGCTATTAAAAAGGCTAAACTCTTTTGCCCACCTTTCATAAACTTTCCAGTATCTTTATTTCTTAATCTTAACCTTTTCTTATTAACCCATTTCAATATTGAAGATGTAGGAGGCATTCCTTTTAATGAATTACCTTGACTTTTATAACTAAATTTTTTTAGTCCATATTTTCTTTCTCCATATTTCTTTTTAGTTCCATCAACCCCTGCATCTAAATATGCACCATAATCTAAATACATAAATTGCAACTGTAATGAGTTAGGAGATACTTTTAAGTTATTATCTACTGACTTATCTAGTTGTCCTGATGCAACTAAAGGATATGACTTCCCATTCCTTCTGATCCTTTTCTTTTTAAGATTCTTTCTTGCAGCAATAACTACATTCTTTCCAAAATCTTGTAATGCTTTCTTTGTTTTATTAAAATCCATTAGCAAACACTTATATCATTTAATATTTGTACTGTAAAAGTAGTTGCCCATCCTGCTAAGATGTTTTCAAATCTATCAAAGAAAGGTTCACATGTAGGATCTCCTACTAATTCATAGCCATCTTGTGATAATGCTCCTATTCTAAGTCTGCTAACCATTCTATTAGAAACAGCTAGTTGAGTATTTAGAATATCCTGAGTATTAGTATTACCAGTAAACACATCTTCATCAAATTGTTTGTTTATGTCAATCTGATCCATTGTAAGAACTGTAAAATTAAACTGTAATGTCTTTTCTGAATTTGTAGCTCCTTCTATAATCATATGAGCTAATGGAAATATGGTTTGTTTCTGTAAATCAACATCTGTTATATCTCCAAATGTACAAGTCTTGATACTTGGATTAGACAACAACTCCTCTTTAAGTGTTGTTAATACTAAATAAAATCCTCTTATTCCTTTATCACTTGTTGCCATAACTTTTCTTTAATTTTTGACTTTCTAATATTGATTTTTCTGTAACATATTCTAAATACATTAAAATTTTATGTGCTTTTTGTTTGGAGATATATTCAAATTTTTCAATACTTCCTTGACTTGCTGTGTAAAAGCTGTTATACCAATTCCATTTTGCATTAAACCCTCCTTGACTTGTAAATGATCCTTCAGAACTCCCTTGTCCAAATAGTCCATCATAACTTGAGATAACTCTTTCCCTAAATTCAGCAAAAAAAAAACAGCACCTAAAGCAATAGACAAAGGCATTTCTTTTAGATGCTCATTCATTGTACCATCATATTCCTTTATGTTATATCTTCCTCTGACATTTATATCTACTGGTCTAAATAAAACAGACATAGCCTTATCCATTTGTTGCCAATCTCCTAAGTAGGTATCTAAATCTACAAACTCACCAAATGTAATCTCATCTAAGTTTGGTATAAACCCATATTGAACCTGGTCCAGGGTAAACATTTTAATAAACTTACTATCCTCATCAAACATGTTGCTTAATGTTAGTGTTATCTCCTGGACATCTTTCCATCTCATCTTAGTAACATATTTAAGCTCTACATTACAAAAGATTTCTATCATTTTCTGTGCTATCATCATCTCATCATTATCTCCATCTTGTATCTTTAGATATTTCTGATACTGTCCTAGAGTTATTTCAGATAAGTTCTCAGGCACTTTAACCTCTATTTCCATATCTATATAATACCTAAATTGATATTTTTTAAAAAGTTTTTATTAATAATATGCTCTATATTATAATAATGTATTATATTAGCTATATGAAAACAAAAACACAAACTTCAACAATGATGTTCAGATCTAAAGTAGATACTGATACATCAGACATATTCTTTAATTTTGGTGCTGTAAAAACTAATGCTTTAGATTATACAGAGTATCTGTACAATGAACAAAATTATAATAATACTTTACTAGAGGATGCTAAGAATTTCTTAGACATTATACACAGACCTAATATAACTCCACAAGATTTAGTAGATGATTATTTAAAAGGCAGACTATAATGACAAAGCAACCAACACTTAAGGAAATATTTTGGTTAGCTAAGACTTTACCAGAATATGAAAGAAAACAATTAGCTGCTATACTTATAGCTGATACTCTTAATCCTTTATCAATGTTTGATACTGCTGAATTAATTAACAATGCAGGATTTGATAAAAAGAACTTAGAGGACATTCAAGAGGAATGTGATAACTTAGATAATCAAATAAGAAACACAATTCAATAATGAAAGACTTACAAGAATTAGAAAAACACTTCAAACAGCCACTTTGGCTAATCACAATATTACTTTGGATTTTGGCAATAGGACTAGTCATCCTAATGTCATTTGAAAGTTCAATGTGATTTTTTTTTCATATCAATTAAGTTTGAGGATAGGTGCTAGATTAACTTTTAGCACCTTTTTTTATTTAATAGCATACCTTCCATAATTAGGATAGGATAGCTTATGCACTACAGAGTATCTTAAACTATCACAGAAGTGATTAAACTTATCTAGAGGCTTATTAGTTGGATTGTTATTTCTGTCCTCTATATACTTGTAGTTTTCCAACTCTTTAATTCCATTTATACTATCCTTAGTGATATGCAACTTGTATCTTCTTACTAAGTCAATTCCATAGTTAATCTCATACTTCTTTTTACCTTTTATATTCCATCCCATTCTATGTATCTCTTCTATTGATTTTGGTTCAGAACTATCTGCATATATCTCATCTCTTCTATCTAATCCTAATCTCTGGAACTCTCTAACCAAGTCTTGATTAGTTAGACCTTTCTCATATAACAACTCTTTAGTGTACATGTTATCACCTTCAACATAAGTTGCACACAGAGCTGATGGATCTGAGGCAAAGCCAAAGTCTAATCCATATGATAATAATCTTGCATTATCTGGCACTTTATCTATTAAATGGAACTTGAATATTAATGACCTACTCTGACCTCTTAAACCTAATCCATAAATCCTCCAGTAATCTGGATCAGATTCTTTTAATCTTAACAACTCATCTCTAAGTGTTTTAGATATGAATGGATTATCCATAAATGTTGTGATGTATAGATTACAATCATCCCTCTCTAATACTTTATCATAAATCCAATGGAACTGGTCATGAGGATTGTAGTCCAGAATGACACCATTTACTTTGCCATCAGTTCTAAATAGAAGTTGATTCCAAGCCTCATAGTCAATCTCATTAGCTTCATTAATAAAAAGCATATCTCTTTTTCTACCTCTAACTCTGCTCCCCATGTCCAGGCTAAAGAACTCTATTAGATTACCATTTAACCAATACTCATTAGATGTCTTGTTGTGGTAGATTTCAGAA